ACAGGATGGAACTCAGACGAGCAGATGGAGGTTGCCGGGATAGACGTGTTCTTCCCGTATATGGGCGACCAAGAACTGACTGTTCGCTGGTATAAAGACCGGAATCCGGAGGCTGTTGGCTCGAGAACATTCGCCCTTGACCAGTTTGGAACAGCTGCACAGAAAACAGAGAACACAGATCTCACTACGCTGGTTGGCTGGGCTGACGACCCAGTCGACCCTGACGACACAACAACGTACAAGAACTGGGGAGAGGGAAAGTGGAATGGCCGCAGACAGTTGTTCCAACGGCTTGTCTTCCCAGAGACTGTTGTTTGTCGTGAAATAGAGATTGAGTTTGAGAATGGCAACGAGAAGGAGCCGTTCATGCTTGACGGGTTCGTTTTATGGCGAGCAAGCAAGGGCTCTGAGAGGCAACGGTAATGTCCTGGGAAGGTCGCGATGAAGACGATCAGGCGGCAGTAAGGACTACTCTTGCCACAAGCGAAGCCATGCTTTCCAGGTTGAGGAGAGCTGTTAGCAGGTCCAACCTGGGCGGGTCAGGGTCATGGCCGCTTTCAAAAAGGGCCTCGCATTGCCTTCGCCTTCTCGGAGGAGGAGGCTCTGTTTCGGTCGACAGTCCAAGATCTGTCCGCAGGGCCATTACGATTATAGAGAACTACAAGCCTTCGGCGGGTCCATAGAATGTACTACAGGAAGGGTTTTTATCCTCGACCAGGACAGGCTGACGTTCCAGACGATTTGTGGGCTGAGTTCCAGCGTATTCGCGGACACATGTCCACTATTGACCAAAACAACGTGGACAGGGAGACCCTGACTCCGATTAAGATCGTCCCTCCAACGGACCTTGAGCACAACGGAACATCTGACATCGTCGACCAGCACGGCGAGTTTCTATACAAAACCTCAGTCGCATCGTCTTTGGCCGAAAAGAACATCGCCAAGCGGGCTATTAGATGGCGAGACCTTGGAAAGTACGGCCTAACCCTAAAAGCCCAGTCCAGAGGCGATGGTCCTTGGATAGTGGGCGCGTCTATTGACTTTGGCGCATACAGAACAAGCGACGGAACGTCTGTGAACGATTCAGCAGGACCGTACCTAGGGGGTGGCCCGCAAAACCACGACAGGGCGAATGTTTACTTGAGGATAAAGAGCTCTCAAGACGGGCTTTCCGTTGCTGAGGGTGTTGGCGGAATCAGTCACACAGTGTTTGGCGCCTCCGTTGCGGTTGTGACCACTGTCATCGCTCGCGGTGGACAGATACAGTTTTCGCCGTCAATTAAGTACAGGGAGCTTAGTCGGGGCACGGGGTCGCTTGACGAAGCCGCAGGAGGCGGGACGGGGGATGCTGACATCCCTGGTGACTCAGGGTGGGGTGTCCGGATTCTCAAGGCAAACATCTTTGCTTTTGCGTTGTATCGATAATGTCAGTCTTTATCTACACCTCAGACTTCAGAGAGAAGGACGGAGAGGTCCTCTCGTCGCTAGACATCTCAAAAAACATCGAGGACATGCGGGACGCCGCGAATGAGCTTACTTGGAAAAACATCGAGGATGGCTCACTAGACACCTACCACCTCGCAGAAGGGAAGATGACGAAGTATGTGGGTGGTCACCACGTCTCGCTTGGCCCCGTAGTGGTCGGCGGTTCTGCGGCAATACCGCTTTCAAGCCTCTCGTTCCCGGCCTCCTCTGGAGACGGAGTTTTTATTGTGGGCAGTGTCAATTATGATGGGATCAAGTCTGGCTCATCTGGCTCTAACCGCTCTAAGGTGACAATCGCCGCCTCGAGCGTCTCGCCATCTGGTGCCAGTTATAGCGAGGGATTGTTGAAACATACGCATGTGGACAACCCAGAGCAATACGGACAAGCTGGGATTGTATTTGCGTACCAAGCGAAGAACGGCGGAGAAGAGGGTTACGTGCATACCGTAAGCCTCTCTATTGATTTTGCTGGCGCGATACTCTTTCCGTCTGGGCATATCGAGGATACACCCCTTCGCGGGAGCCTTGTCGTGTTCGTGGTCCATAGATGACAACCATTAACTTTACCGTGCCTCCGGGCATCTCTGACGGGTCTCCAGCAACGGCTGACGACGCATCCTTTGCCTTTGACGCAATGGAAGGGCTCTTTCAGAGCGGCGTTCACGACAATAACTTTTCCAAGGATGCGGTGATCCGTGGTCAGAGCTTTCGCCAAAGCGCCCTGTCCGACGTGTTCTCGAGGAAGACCTCGTCAGAGCACTGGTCAGTTCTCCCAGGAACAGGGGACAAGTCTTTTGATGTTCCTGGCGGAGCGCTTAGGTTCCGCCTCAGGGCTCCTGCAGATGTCCTGGTCTTCTTCTCCGCTACCGTTCACCGGATAAATAGAAAACTCAACAAGAGCCCTGATGGAAAGGAGCAGGGTGGTTACGGGTTTTTCGCGTGGACATTTAACGCCCTGTGGGAGGGGTCTGACTCCGACCCAGGCAGCGAATACATTCAGGCCAGGTCACTTCTTAGGGGAAGGCTTGGGGCCTACGGCAGCAAGTTCGATGTATCGCGCGGCGTTTTCATGCCGTGGAAGATTAGTCCTATTGACGAGGGCGTTCCGGTAGATTTAGAGAAAACACGCATGGTCTCCCCGTCGCTTTCTAACGACGCAGGCCGACTTCAGGCTGGTTGGCACAACGTCAGGCACACGGTCAACTGGGAGCCCTTTGGGCTCGGCTTAAACGATAAAGACGCATGTTCTACGATGGTGATTGGAAATACAGAGCTTGTTGTTGTCGCCAATTACGGTAGGAAAGAGGATACACTCGCCTATGAAGCAACAGTTCCGCCGCCGATTGTTGTGGTTACGCAGGATTCGTCAGACTCAATCTCAGGAACTAAAATCATTTACGAGAAAATAAACCGAGGCTGATGGTTACTTCATACACAAAACCCATGGGGCCTTACGACACTGCATTTGAGGTGCAGTCCGGTCGTCTTGGCGAGGCTAGAAGGAAGGCAGAGTCTGCCCCCCTTGATTACTCGAGGCTAGGTGGCAGGGCTCTTGGTCAGCGAGGAGACATGCTCGCCTCTTTCGCTAAGGCAGCTCAGAATGTTTCACAGGACCGTCGAAGCGCCGACATGAACCGCACCATTTCTTGGGATAACGCCAGAATTAAAAAGCAGGCCCTTGTCGATAAACTGAAAGCAGAAAACATATCCAGCCTTGTCTCTACCGGAGGCAAGTTTGCTCAGGACCTTGCACGAAGGGGAGTCGACATAAGCACTCGCGAGATGGGCGTTGAGGACATCGGCACGATGTATGGGATTGATCCAACAACCGAGGGCCCAAAGGCTAGAGCAGAGCGCGAGAGGCAGTTGTTCCAACTTCTTAACGAGAATCGGATCAGAGAGACTGAGGAAGGTTCTGGCAGATACCGATTCACGCCAGGCGGGGGATTTCAGGAGTTTCATAGGGGCCCCTATTGGTGGGAGAGCCCCTCCTCTACTGGAGGCTGGACTAGATAATGTTACTTACACAGATTGCAGCTGCAGACCAGTTCAAGAAGGCCAACATCGGCCTCTCCGACCAGGACTACTACGACAGGTTCATCGCCCCTTACGCAAAAGAGCGTTATCGACAGGCTATTGGCGAGGGCGGTGCCATGCAGAGGGGAGCGAAGAAGACGCAGGGCCAGCTCGTCTCAGCTCAGTTTGGCGGTCGAGATACTTCCATGGGCCAGGCGGCGATAGGCTCAATGGCCCCCACCTTCAGAAAGGCAATGTCTGGAGTTATGGGCAGGGTCCAGCAGGACGTTGACAAGTGGGGCGCTCAGAAGATGATGGAGAGAAAGCAGGACGTGGCTAAGGCCCGAGAAACTGTTGAGCAGGTGAACAGGCTTGAGGCTGGACTGGCGGCGGCTATCCCGTATGCAGGCCAATACATCTCTGCAGGAACTGCTGCAGGAGGAGCCCTCATGGACGTGGGCGTGGGTGAGGCGATGCTGGCCGGAAACAAGCGCCCCCTTCGCACGGTTCAGTTCGGGCAAAACCCGTATGAGCAAGACTCTCCTGGCCTTAGTATGGGCGGCGGCGGAGTCTCCAACCTCTACAATCTTTCCTACGCTTAGGGGCTTCTGATGGCTAACGGGCACGACCTCTATCCGGGCAGTGGTTTGGCTGATGAACTAATCAGTGCAAACGCAATGCGCCCTTACGCCAATACCTTTAAGGACATTTACCAAGGCATGATGGAGGGCCGAAAGGTCGCTCTGGCAGAGAAGCAAGCGCGTGACATTGAGTACCAACGAAGGTTCATGCGGGAGGAGGCGCAGAGGAAGGCTAGGGAAGCCGCCTATCCGACATCTGGAGGCGGGACTACTGGTGGGGCTACTGGCTCTACTGGCGGGGCTGGCGGGACCGGCATCCTAAGCGGAGAGGTTGCTGGGGTTCCTTATTCAGTTCGTTCAGAATCAGACATACTTGCCGAGCTCCTTGCTCCAGGAACCGCTTCGCTTCAAAGCGCTCAGGTTGGCGATATGTTTAGCGACAAGGGTCTAATGGCCCGGATTGCCAGGGGGAAAGAGGAGGGCGTTGGTGACATTGGTGGCGGGTACGCAGGGCGGAACATAACCCCCAGCGGCGAGCGCTTCGTAACCCCGGAAGCCTTGCGAATACCCGGCGCGGCCTCTCGCACTTTTGCTCCAGGCCCGCCTGCCGGCACAGAGCGGCGCGGTGAGCCCAGCGCGGACAAGTTCATGGCTAAGGTTGCTGGTATCGACGATAAGGCTAAGCAGGAAAGGATGGACACCACCCGTCTAATCCAAAGCCTTGTTAAGGGCGGTCTTATTCCCGAAGAGACTCTCTACTCTGGAACCCCAGAAGAAGCGGCTGAGGAGATCTCAAACCTTCTCGCTGGCCTATCCCCAGGAGTTCTGCAACAGCGCATTGAAAGCGTTGAGGGCTATGAGGGTGTTCCCATGGCTGACTTTGAACGCCTCAGGGCTAGGGCAGCGAAGATGAGTAGCCAGGAGCTCCAGGCAGCGAGGGGCGAGGCAAGAGCTAAGGGGGTTAAGGGAGCCCTTGCGGTCCTGAAGTCCGACCCTGTCTTTGCCGGCCTTTCTGACAAGGCCGCTTCGTACCTAGCAAACCTCCAGATGACCAACTTTGATCGCTTTAAGGAGTTCATGGGCGAGGCTGGGCAGACGTACAGGAAGGTTCTCGGGGAAGAGGGTGCTACGGCGCGGAACAATGCGGATAATGCGGTTCTGTGGACTAAGCGGGCAGACCGTCTCAGAGAGAACGAAGCCCGAACTGCAGCCCTCTCGATAAAGTATTTCGAGAACGCGAGGCGGGAAAGAGACGCAGCCCTTAATGCCGAGATGGAGTCTGCGGAAAGCGCAGCGTCTGTGGCGGAGACGCAGTTCCAAGATGTTGCTCTTGTCGTTAGCGGAGACGGTGATCTTCAGAGCCAGCTGGAAACCGCCAAGAGACTGCGTCAAACGTCGACAAAGGAGGAGTTGCTAAAAATCCTTGTCGATGCAGATGTAGAGAACAAGGGCTTCCCTCCTGAGGAGGCAAGGAAAAGGGCTCAGATCGTCGTTGACTACCTTAGGCTCGACGTGGAAAGGGCGGTGCTTGCCAGTAAAGCTAAGGACCTTTCAAGCGACATCGACATTGTTCTGTCGGGTAAAAGCATCGAGCATCTGCAGTCGGAGGAAGTTAGGGGGATCGCTGAAAACTACTTTAAGGATGCGGAGGTTGCCGCACTCAAGGCGGAGGCAAAGGGTCCTGAGGACATGCGGTACGAGGAACAGATCGACGCTCGCATGGCAGGGTTTAAGAGCAGGGAGAGGATTGCAGAGGCCCGAAATGATGCCCGCGCCCTCACAGCCCAAGGAAGAAGAGCAGGCGGGCTGACTGAAGCCGAGGCTAGGTCCCTAGCGCAAACTGTCGGAGACGCCCTCGACCTTGACGACCCGCAAAGAGGCCTGCTTTTTGAGCTTTCAAAGACCCCTGCGGGAAGAAAGAAACTCCTACAGGAGGCCAACGTAGACAACCCAAGCGAGACCATCAGGATGTTGCAAGGGCTGGGTATGATTCCTTCTCGAACTGGCGGCGGGTCTAATCAAGCAACTCCGTCTGAGCCACACGAGTGGGGGGTGACGACGAGGGGTGACGGGACGGTGTGGGAGATACCCTTGGGCAGGGACGGAAAACAAGACATGCGCTTCAGCCCCAGAAAAAAATAACTGACCATGGCAGTCAAGCGAGTTGACCCCTCAGAAGTTGATTGGAGCGGTGTAGACGCCGCCCCGTCCGACCAGAGGCAAATCAGTTCCTCAGAAGTTGATTGGAGCGGTGCAGACGAGCTCGCTGCGCCCGTAGACCAGCCACAGTACGAGATTGCCCCAGGAGCGAAACTCGAGTTTGCCGAACGAGCTGTTCTCGGCAAGGTGTTGGGCCAAGAAGGCTTGGGCAGTAAAGAGAAGTCTCGGCACATAGAAGACCTTCTCAAGAAAGACTCAAGGGGAGAGCAGTTTCTAGAGAGTGTTTCTCGATATAGGCCAGAGCCGGAAGGCGGCGCTTGGTGGCACCGGCCTCTAGAGCAACTTGCCGATGTTGTGGACGTTGGCTTTACGGTTTTCGGAAAGAGTGTTGTTCGCCCGATACACGCTGAGGCCTCTGCTGAGGCGGACTTTAGCGCCCTTATGGGCAAGACGAATAAGGAGCGAAGCGACTTCCTGGGCAAGGTTCACGAGAAGGACGACGCAAGAGGGGCTTACGAAGAGATTGTCTTTGGGCTCAACCAGGCAGAAGACGCAAGAAATCGAATCAAGCGGATTGCCGCCGAAAACGGGTATGCGTATGGGGAGCGGCCTTTGGGCCCAACCGGCAGCGGCCTAATTCCCGGCGCACATGAAGTAGATGTTTGGGCTAAGGGTTCCAGGCGCTCTCGTTCCGGCGTTTCTGGACTTTCGGAAGAGCATGCCAGCGAGATTCGGTCTCTTCAGCTGCAAATGCGAGAGGGGTTTACCTCTGCGGGGTCTGGAGGAAACAAACTGTCTCGGGCTTACTTCGACCCAAACCTTCCTGGCTTTAGCAACAACAGAAGCCCTTACGGTGGAGATGCGCCTCGACCGTGGGAGGGCCCTTCTGATGTCACTGAGAACATTCTTCGCGGCCTCATCGGGATGGACGATCCAGAAACCCTCGACAAGTCTAGAAAGTTCCTTCAAAAGGCATCCGGCTTAACTATCGACCTCCTTATGCCTGACTGGGCGATCTACAACGCAGAGCGCGGCGACTGGCTAACCACAAGCCGGCTTGGCGACAAGAAGTTGGAGATACTGAAAGAGAAGACCGGCGCAGACGTTCACCCGCTAGCCCTCATAAACCCGCTTGACAGCCTTATCGGGCTTGAGGCGCGCAAGAGGCTTAAGGCGGACAGGGACCGCAGGATAGAAGCGGGTGACTACAGGAGCGGTCTGTTTCTTTTTGAGGCGGCTACCATGCTCGGGCCAGACTTGGCGATGCCGAGGACTCCAAGGGTGCTGGTGACTCCCGCCGGCCGTCTTACTGAAAAGGGAGACCGCGCTGTTCGAGGAGTCCAAGAAAAGCACTTGGGCGACCTTGCCGAACACTACGCGGAGATCAGCGCTGCCCGCCTTGACGATGGCCTGGACATTATCCCAAGGCAGCAAGTCGAGGAGGGGTTAAACAAGCTCAGGGCAGACATTGACGGGGAGATTGCCAGAATTGGCGACGAGGCGCTGAGCGAGGGCAAGGCCATTTCTGGCTTTGACTTCAGCGATTCGATTCATCTTACGGACGATGGAGTTGAGTTTATTGGCGGCAAGGCCAAGCCGGTTTACTCGTCTATTCAGGACGGGGCAAAGCCGCTTACCAGGAAAGAGATTCTTAATTCCGACGACATATTTGCCGGAAGAAAGTCTGGCTTCGCCAATGTTGTTGATGCGTCAAAGGACGTTGTTGCGGAAATAAAAGTAGCAATGACCTCAGGAGAGAGGCTCGTTCAAGTAACCCCGGAGATCAGAAAGAGCCTCAAGTTTGATACTTTTGGCGAGTGGGTCGTTGAGACTTCGAGCGGTGGGTACAGGGAACTAAGCCCTCGCGACCTCATCGGTCAAAACCAAGTCGCGTCTTTCGACAAACTTGGTACTAGATGGGGCACCGACGCCTCTTCGTTTATAAGGAAGTTTGACGAAGCCGCCTTTCATATCGACAAAAACACGGCCAACGCAGAGCAGAGGGCGCTCTACGGCTCCGCTTTGGAGATCCTGGGGGATCCATCTCCTGACACTGCAGAAGGGCTCCTGCTTCTCGACTCCCTGCGAGAGGCTATCCTGGACGGCCTCGACCTCGTGCCCCATTCAGCAAATGCCCCCGCAAGAGCGGCTGCTAGCCGGATTCGCGCCGCGCAGAAGGCGTCAAGCAAGGCGAAGGATCTTGCGAAGAAGGCTGCTAGCTCACAGTCCGACGAGCTCATTAGGGAGGCTGGTGTCGCAGCAGACATAGCGAATGGACTAGCCGCAGACGCACACGTTCACGCACTAATGGCAAACGCAAACAAGTCCCTTGCGGTTGAGTCGAGCGTTGCTCGCGCCGAACTAAGGACGGCAAATAAAAACGTCCTCGCTGCGGAGAGCGATCTGGCGAAGGTTAGGCAGCAAAGAGAAAGCGTTACCGGAAGGGCTCGCGCCGCTCTTAACGAAATGGACGACCAGAAGGCCTTCGCTGAAATAGCGGAGATGGATAGGAATGCGGCGGAACTTGCCTCCAAAGAGCTCGATGTCAGGATCGCAAGAGAGAAGGCGGATGTTGCCAGAGAGGCTTTCGAGGTGCTCGAGGAGTCTGTTCGCGCCCTGGAGAAGATGGGCGGGCCATCTCAAAAACTAAACCTCAACGACCTCACAAGGCTCGCCGGCAAATACAAGACAGAATACAACCTCGCAGTAAAGGAAATCGAGGGTCTTTCCTCCACGAGAAACAGGTCTCTGGGGGTTGCTCAAAAGAAGATCTGGAAGCAGGCAGAGAAGGTTCCCCGACTCATGAAGGAGTCGGCAGAGAAGGCTGCTGCCGGGAGCAGGACTAGGTGGGCAGACCCTGCGGCCCTAGAGGCGCCCTCTGCCGACCGATTGCTGACGGACATGGTTGTTGGGGCCAGAGAGGCGCAAAGAGAAGCAGGCAGGCTTACCGCTAAGGTTGGAGCTGAAGAACTCCCAGAGGGCGCCAGCGTCTTTGAGAGACGCTCTCTCTCGGCAAGGAAGGGCGTGGCTACCAAGGGACGCAAGTCGTCAGCAGAGTCGGCCAGAGAGGCTGGGGCGCTACTTGAGTCGGAGACTAACGCCAGGGTCGCTACTGCGATGCTGAAGTGGGTGAACCTTCGCGACCAAGCAAGGAACATCGGCAGGGAGATATTGAGCGCCGCGAAGAGGCGGGACTTTGCCGAGATGCGAAGACTCACCCTGCTTCACGAGAAAAGCATTATCTCCCTTGAGCGCAAATCAGCAGCAGTCGCAAAGAGTCTCGCCAAAGAGGCAAGGAAGACGGCCAACGAGGCCAAAGCAGCTGCAAAGAAGGCGGTCTCTGTTGAGGTAAGGGCTAGGTCGGCAAGATCTGACTTGGTTCGGGCTCGAAAGGCTGAGGGCGTGGCGATGGCGAAATCTGCCAAGGCCATGGCGATAGTCAACAGGGCCGCTGAGGTGGTTGAGTCCATTGGTGGAAGGGAGGCGGCTCCGTTGCGAGACTTCCTCCTGGAGACGATGCAGAGGAACTACCTCGCAGGCCAGGAGGTGCGGCAGATACTGACCTCTGTTCTTGGGTACTCAACGAAGAGCGAGGCGGCTGCTATTCGCGCCGCAGAGGCGCGCATTAACCTTCTAGAGCACACCATGAGGGAGTTTGCTTCGGACGCTACTCTTTACGAGGTTCTCGGTGACGTGACCGTCGCAGAGGCGCAGCAGGCGACTAGAGCCCTTGAGCGGATTGCAGAGGGCAGGGCTCCAGACCTGAGCAAGTTGACGGACAAGGCGAGGGACGCTCTCGACATAGGAAGAAACCTCCTTGAGGACGTGTATGAAGTCTTCAAGGCCGCTGGGAAAATCAGCAAAGACCATAGCAAGGAGAAGTTCCTTGAGGACATGCTTCTGGAGGGATACCTTCCGCACATCTTCACCGTTAAGGGGTCGCGGGCGATAGCCAAGATTCTTGGCGAGAAGGGCGCCCTCTCTACGGTTATCGCAAGTGCCCTGAAGAGAACGAAAAAGGGCGGCGTTGAGGAGCTCAATCAGCTCGTCCGCGAAGACACGGCCAGGATGCTTTACGAGGAAGCTCGGTCCACCTACAAGGGCATGTCTCGGGAGGACGCGATTGCTGCGATTATCAAGGAGCACGGTCTCGATAAAATCTCTGTGTACGAGGCGGACGCCGTTAAGATTTTCCAGCTCTACGGGAGAGGCGGTGGCAAGGGGCTGGCGAATACGAGGCTTATTCGGGAAACAAAAACCCGTTACCCGCGACAGGCAGAGTTTGCCGCCATGGCGAAGAAGCCGGGGGGAGTCCCTGCAGCAGACGCTGCCGCAAAAGAGGCTGGTTATGTAAGGATTCCTCAGGCCGCGCACATGGAGCTTTATCTGGCGGACCCGGTTTGGGCTGGATGGAAAGAGCACTCTAAGGAGATTCGGAACTTCCTGAAGGCAGGGGTTAAGGACAAAAGCGGAAAGACTGTTCCTGTCACGAAGGAAGATCTGCTCAACAAGCTCAAGCAGATCGGAGCCGACGTATCTAGAGTTTCGGATGAAGAACTCACGTTTGTTATGAGCGAGCACCTGTATGCCCCAGCGCCTATTGCAGCGTTCCTAGAAGACCTAGTTCGCCCGGACTGGATGAAGAGCTTCAAAGAGGCTGACAATGTGATGCTGCGCGAGATGGGCCTCAGCTTCGATGAGTATCTTCGTAACTGGAAAATGATGGTCACAATTTTTGCCCCGGCATTCCATGGGCGAAATGCGATCTCTAACGTCATTCAAAACACCCTGGTGCATGGGACGGACGCTCTAAATCCGAGTACATACGCAGACTCGTTTGCGATCATGTACGGAGCTGACGACGCCCTGCACACGATTAGATGGGTAGACGACGCTGGCGTTGAGCACCTCAATACAAAGACGTTCAAGGAGTGGCGACAGATAGCCGAGAGAACGAACGTCGACACCGAGATGGTTACGGTCACAGATGTCGGCGCTACGTTTGCCTCCAAGAAGACGGAGGCGCTTGGTCGGGCAGCGAAAGACTTCGTTCAAAACATGAACAAAGAGACCTTTGCTGTGCTGGCGAAGCACACAGCGGTACCGTTCCTCGCCGGCAGTGCTGGCGCCGTGTATGGGTTTAACTCCGCAGAGGAGGAGGCCGACTTTGGGCACAAGATGACCATGGCGGTGGGCTACGGTGCAGCTGGTCTGTTTGCTGGAATGGCAGGGAAAACCCACTACGACGTGTTCATGTCAGACGGGCACAAGGCCTATCAACACGCAAAATCTCTAGGGAAACCCAACAAGCAGGCGATGCTTGACGGTTGGAACGAGGCCTATCCCGCCTATTTGGAGTTGCTTAAGAACTCCACTCGAGTTGGCGCCTTCTCTGCGACAACGGCTGGCGTGACTGCCGGCACGTCGATTGCTGTTGGGCTAACGACTGGCGGCGCCTCAACGGCTCTCCAGATAGCGGCAGGGGCTGGCATGACTTCCGCAGGAGCGAAGGTCGCCCTCGAGTCCCTTGCGTTTTTCGCTGGCGGCGTTGGCAAGGGGATTGAGAGGCAGGCCCGGTACACTAATTGGATTACGGGCATGAAGAAGGGCATGTCTCCTGAGGCATCGGCTCATCTAGTCAACCAGACCTTGTTTGACTACAACAAGCTCTCCTCGCTCGAGAGACATACGATGAGGCGCATATTCCCCTTCTGGACCTGGAACTCAAAGAACTTCAGGCTGCAGGGCTGGTTGATGGACAATCGGCCAAAGACGTATATCGCCCAGGCAAGGGTGCTTGACATGCTTCAGAAGGATGTCATGTCCGCCGAGGATATGGCGACAGTTCCGCCGCACCTTCGATACCGGATTGCGGCAGCGTATGGGAATGGGAAGATTATCAGCGGCTTCGGTCACCCGATTGAACCGATACTTGACCTTACGAAGCCTGGACTTGGCGGCGTCCTATCGAATGTGCATCCCACGATCCCCCTTCTGATGAAGTTTGGCGCCTTTGGACTGGGCTCAGAGGGGAAGGACCCGTACTTTGGGGTGGATATTACGGAGCTCAGGTCGGCTAGGGATGTTCGATTCCTTCCAGAAGTTGTCCAGGAGTGGGTTGGGTATGGGACGACACTCGACCCAAGGACCGGAAGATTGAAGCACCAAACGGGGTTGTTTGCCGACGGCCCAGACGCAGCTCTCGGAGCGAAGAGGATGGCCCTCTTGAGGTCCTTTGAGGCTTGGAGGCTCGTGTCTGAATGGAACAAGGTTGTTGTTGACAGTTTCATGACAAGCACGTCTCAGGGCGTTGTTGGCGATCCGGCTACCGCAGGGGAGAGGTTTCTGTCGATCACGACTGGCATTAAGCCATACGCAAGAAGGCCAGAGGAAATTAGGGACCTTCTTTGGTTCTCTTACGAGAGGCGCTTGATGGATATTTTGGAAGAGCGGGGCCTAATTAAGTCAATGAAGTATGCGCCGTCGATGCCTCCCATCCGAGTGAAAGAGGCTTCTGGCAGGGTCGACATGACCCCCAAGTTGACCGACGAGCGAAACCTGGGGGCTAGGTAGCCATGCCTTTAGATCACAAGCGATTCACCAGGCGTAGGCCCGAGAACCCGACAAGGCCTCAGGAAACTAGGCTTATTCAGAAGTCGCCCTTTGACGTTAAAGACCAAATGGTCGCGAAAGACAGTTCTGGTTCGACCGGAAGCCTGTCTATTTCAACCAAGAGCTACGAGGGGCAGCTCATGTCTGACTTAAGAACACAAGACTTACTGCGCGAAGTCTTGTATGAATTGAAACACATCAGGCTGCACATGGAAGCGCTGTCTGGCGAAGACCTCAGAGGAGATGTTGAATATGCAGATCAATGATGGAACTGGTGGAGGCTACTCCGCCAAGGTAAGCGAGAACGGTCGCGTCTCTGTTAACGCAGACGACGGATGCCTTGCAGCTGCAAAGGCTGGCGCCGTCTACGTCCTCACGAACACAGACGCCAAGCCAACCCTAACCATGACCGCAAATGGCGGGATAATGGGAGCCATTGTTAACTCTGAGAGCTCAAAAAAGAGCCTTGTCATCGACTCGGTGTCGGTTTCTTCTGGGGCCGTGGGAACTAACGCAGCGATCTTCGTTGGCTACACGGTCGGCGCTGTGGGCGCCTCTCTTTCGGACATGGAAATTGCTTCCACCCATACAAGCTATCCGAGAGGGACGAGCTCAACGGTAACTCCCTACATTTGGGATGAGTCGACCGGGGATACTCTGACAAACCTTTCCGGAGGTCACGCAGTTACCAGGACAATTCTTGCCGCTGGTGGGCCAACTGAACTTGTTCCTTCCGGCAGAATAATCATTGCCCCAGGTGGAAGCCTTGGGGTTTACCTGAAGCCTGCTACCGGGACTCCAGAGATTGCTTTTGCGATCCGCTTCTATGAGATTGACGAACACAAAGGTTACTAACAACACTGCGCCCTAACGAGCGGGCGCTGTAAGCCAAGGAGACTCGTAATGGCAATTACTCTTCCCGTATACACAAACTGTGCGCGCCAGAATGTGGGCGACCCTGGCGGGACAGCCGAGTTCCCAGCCGGCGGTAGTGGGGCCATCAAAATCCGCGTGTTTGGCGACACCGCCGTCGAGGCGGATTCACCCGGCGTTGCTCGAGGACTGCTTATTGGCTGTCGAGTTACCGCAGACGCCGCAGCGGGCACCGTAACCATCAGGGTCTACAGCGACGACAGCAAGACTGACGAGCTGTACAACGTAGGGTTGGACTGCTCCTCTTCCCCGTTCATGTCGTCAGATGTGCTGTCTCAGGGGATTCCGTTTTTCTCGCCCCCCCACTTCACCATCCAGTGCTCTGTGGACCCGAACGACGACGTTCATGTTACCTTCTATATCAAGTCCATTGCCGGCAATGGATAATGGCAAGCCATCCATTGAGTCATGGTGTCAGGAGCCATCCCAGCCGGGTTTCTAGGGGGGAGGAGAACGGCGCTCTCCGAAAACACCCAAGGCTTTTGTTTGACCCACGAAACATGCAGACCCCCCTGCTTGTCTGGGTTCGCGCCGACCTGGGCATTGGACTGAACGGATCGGCTGTCTCTACTTGGGCCGACTACAGTGGCGAGGGCAACAACTTCGCGCAAGCTACTGCTTCGCTCCAGCCAGCACCTACAGCCAATGGCATTGGCGGTCGTCCAGGCATTTCCTTTGATGGAACGTCTGACCAGATTAACGGTCCCAGCTTTTATGGCATGCTCAGCGATCCCGCAGACTGGTCGTTCTTCGTGGTGGGTGGCGGATGGACGTGGGGAGCAAGCGTCAATGCCTATCACGGTCGCGGAATGCTCGGCGCTCCTGTGCTCGGCAGTAGTTATTTTTACGTTGGCGTCACTACCGAGGCAGGCCCAGGCATCGGCACCGGGTACTGGGACGCAAGCGCTCACCGAATAGGCTACGAGGACTCCGCAGCCGAGGGGCAGAATGTGATAGTGGCTGGCACAAGCGACGGTGGGGAAGTGACGACGAGAGTCAACGGTTCGGCGGGCTCTACAACCTCTGGCGCAACTGGGGCAGGGGTGAACTCATTAGGCACGCTTCTTCAAATTGGCAAAGGAAACGGCAACCTCAATTATTGGGACGGGTCGATCTCTGAGGTGTTGGTCTTCGACGGGGCGTTGAGCGGCGAAGAGATCAATCAGGTCGAGCAGTACCTTGGCGACCGCTACGACATCGGGGTGCAGGGATGAAGTGGCTAGTTCTGGAGACGCTCGCAGCCGCTGAGAGCCGCGCAGACGACATCTCTGAGGCTATGGGATACCCGCATCCATCAACGGATACAGAGCGGGCGACGTTGCCGATAGAGCATCCAAGTGATGGCAAAGGGGCTGTTCCAATAGCGGCTAGCGTCTGGTCCTGGGTTGCAGAAGAGTCTATCGACATGGCTTCTTTATTGACATCTACAGAGCAGGCTGCTTTGTATGACCTCGCAGAGATGGACTCTGCCGGGTGGTTCCCGTCCGTACCGTTGGAATAATTATGGACCTCTTCATACAGTCTTGGCCTGTTCTTTTATCTGGCGCATCGCTTGTCGTTGGCGGCTCCCTGTGGGCTGGCAAGGTCTTCTTCATGCTTCAGGGCATAGAGGCAAAGATAGATTGCATGTCACAGAACATCGCTACGCACGAGCATGACCCAGAGGGTCGTGTTGTTATTCCCGCGAGGTAGCAATGCCCTCCTTCGGCAAGAGCAGCAAGGATCGCCTTGCTACATGCCATCCAGACCTCCAGAAACTGATGAACGAGGTGATAAAGCACGTCGACATCAGCATTCTATGCGGACATCGAAGCGTTGAGGAGCAGGCTGAGCTCTACCGCCAGGGCAAAAGTAAGCTCGACGGGTCTGCAGGGAAGAAGTCGAACCATAACTACAAACCAAGCAGGGCGGTCGACTTCAGCCCTTACCCGGTGAGGTGGGAGCGCGAGCGATTCATCGCTGCTGCTTATTTCGCCAAAGGCATCGCGTCACAGATGGGCATCAAGGTAAGACTTGGATGTGATTGGAACGCGGACCTCGTATTCTCAGAGGGCTTCTTTGATGGGCCTCACCTGGAGCTGGTAATTGACGATGAATAACAAAGCAAAAAACGCTCTTATCTTTGCTGCTGTGGCGGGCGTTTTGTCCGCCATGGTCTTTCTTCAGTGGCAGGGCCCAGTGCCTAGCCAACCCATAGACCTTTCTGATGATGACGATTCTGGCGACGACGACGACAGTTCTCGCTTCGGAAACCTTCCGCCGGCCCCAAAGAAATGACTGTATCTGACTACATGGACTTGGCTGTTCGCGCTGGCGGCATATCCCTAGCTACCTATGCGGTTATTGGGCAGGTCGTAAAGCCCGGACTGCGGATGTTGGCGAAGTATCACTCCCACCCAATTGGCAACCTGACAAAGGGCCAGGAGGAGTTTTACCGATGGCTAACCCGCACTCTCTGTGTTGTTATCGGCGGCATCATGGGCTACATGCCTCTCTGGCCCGGTTGGTTTGAACCCAGTTGGGGTCCAATCCTTGGCTGCATTGCCGGTTCTATGTCCCCTGGTATCTACCTTGCCGTTTCTAAAGCCCTACCAAAGAAGATACAAAAGCTCATCTCTGGTGCCTCAGTTTCTGGCAGTAGCAAATGAACACGTCCCTGATAGGCATGGCTGTGGTCTTGGTAATAGCCTTGGTTGTTATTGGCGTTGTCGCGGCGAAGAACGAGCCCCTCAGGACAAAGTTGGTGGGAGTGGGCCTGGGAATTGCTGGTGCCCTTGCTGCAGTCGTTGCGGTTCTGACGCTTAACCGGGAGAAGAGGCGATCTGCAGATGTGGCTGCTTCAACTAAGCAGGTTAAGGGTGGGCGCCAGGAGGCGAAAGAGGACGCCAAGGAGACCGAGCGTGAACTCGACGCTGCAGTAAGCAAGGAGCTCGACACCCACGAAGAGGCTGCTGGTGAGCAGGAGGACCTCAAAGAGATGAAGCGGGAGCGGCTCAAGTCGTGATTGCTCGCCTGCTAGTGCTGGTTGCTATCACCTCGATGGGGTGTTCTCCGCTGCACTATGTACGCAAAGACCCCATCATTCCGCCCAATCCACTCGAGGCTCCCGAACTGTCCTACCCTACCCTTGAGGACTTCGATTGCCCCAGGTACACCCTAACGCCGTCCACAGGGGTGTGGAATGAGGGCGGGTGGGGAGACCTGGATGGCAGTGTTGAGGTCATTCTTCCTCATGACAAGCACCCTGCAGTAGACCGATACAGGAAGAGCAAGTGCCGGCATATTGTTCTCGCTCCAGGATGGTGGGTGACTGCTAGAGAGGCGAGAGACAGGTATCCGTTGGTGCGAAAGCAACTCGGACTGTGGCTGGACTACTCGGCTCGAGCAGCTGAGCGTCACCAGAAAGAGTCGGAAGAAATTGCTAAGTTGGTTAATATGGCGCGGAAGCGTCAAATAGAGGTAGCATTTGCCAGCGCTGGTGCGGGCTTCGGAGTCGGGGCCCTTGCCGCTACAATTGTTGCTGTTGTGCTGGCCGGGAGGTAGCTCAATGAAGTACAAAAAGACTACGGTAAGTTCTGCTTACGGAAAGCCAAAGCCAAAGAAGAAGGCTTCTTCTGGCGCTGGAAAGAAGAAAAAAAAGATACCCGCGCACGGGACCAGGAGGCGAGCTAGGTAATGGCAACTTCAACGACAGCATCAATTGCTGATCCATTAGCGAACACACTGTATACGGTTACGGAGACCTCTACGAAGCCAACAGCAGTGTATCTGGACGCTAGCGGAGGCACCCTATACGCTGTTGAGATCGACAACACGGCGAACTCTTCAGTTGCGTACCTTCACATGTGGAACATCGCCTCAGGCGTTGCCATCGGCACAACTGACGAGCACTACACATTCATGTGTCCTGCCTCTTCTCGAGTGACCTATGCGTGTCCAGGCGGGCACGTCTATCCCACAGCACTGGCGGCGGGGATCGTCTCCTCTCCCGGCGGTTCGGTTGGGCCGAGCGCTACCGTCACCGCATACGTTCTCGTCGAAAACTAAGGAGCAGAGATGGCAACTGCAAGCAAGGACAGCACTGGATCTGGAAGCAAACTATCTACGCGCCTTATCGAGGTCACCGACCTTGAAGGAACAGGCCTGTCTGATGTCACCAGTGGTGCTGCGACCGTATACGGCATCGACATCAACAATTCCCTTGGCGCCATCACTTATGTTCGCTTGTATGACAGCGGCTCCCCAACTTACGCAACGACGGATTCTGACGTTTTGATCCCAGTGGCTGCCAGTACACGCTCTTCTTGGATTATCGCTCAGGGTGTTTCGTTCGGAACAGGAGTCTCTCTTCACGCCCACAGTGACGACGGTCCTGGCGGCACCGGAGCGCTGGGCGCCGGCCCAACAGTCCTTATGCTTACCGCCTAAAAGAAAAGCCCCTGGTGGCTTAAACCAGAGGCTTTCTTTTAGAAGTCGGGAGATGGGGGTCAGGCCGACTCCCACTGACAGAGAGTGAGTGCGCTGATTAAATCAGGACTCAGCTGTCGGGTCAATAAGACAAACATGTTTTGCTACTGCAGCCATAGCTCTGTCGAGCTCTACCTCGTAAGCAATCTTGTCGTCTATCTGATCGTAGGTCACCTCTCCGCGAATCACTGACTCGGGCGACTTAGCGAACTCGTTAACCGCATACCTGAATGCGTCATCCGAATCCCCTCCAATGCCGAGCATGGGTACTGAGAAAAGGAAAAGCTTCACCTGCGTCTCTTCTTTTACGCGCTTCATAACTGACTCAAGTATCTCTGAAGTATTCACGTTAGTCTCCCTCCTAAGATTCTCCTGCAGTACTCAGCGATACATGCTGCGTCTGCGATGTTGTCGTCTGGCTTAGTCTTCCTCCCTGGAGTTAAGTCAAGGTCTGGCACAAGCCTCCTCGCAGCTGCAATGGCTCGAGGCTTTGGCTCTCCCGAACCAGGACACACTTCCTTTTGCCAAGTCTTTGGGTGCGGGATGTCGTATCTGCAGCCAAGCCCTGACAGGAGCCCCTCCAGGCGCCCCCAGTTGCGTCCCATGGTGATAGCGCTGACTGCTCCCATCTTAGGGGCAGGGCGGCTTCCTAGAGCCTCTATGGCGGCTGAGATGGAATCTACAGTGCAGTCCTCTTCTTCGCATCGTTGCTCGAGCCAGGAGGTAAGGGCCCTCAGGTCGATGTCTTTACCGACGATGGGAAGTTTGGTAGCAGATACAAGACTGCCGTCCCCCCTGAGGAGGACGGCAGCACCTTGTTTTCCTGGGTCTATGCCAAGGTAAATCATGACTAGAAGGGTATCTCGTCGTCTTCGGCAACGTCGTTACTTGCAACGTCGTTGAACCAGAAGGTGTCGTACCCGTTTCGGTTTGTCGTCTTACGCATCTTGATGCGCTTGCCAACAACATCCGCCTGGACTCTCCCGGCCTTGTTTTGCTCCGGGTTGTACAGTTCGTCCATAGGCGGCAGGTTTCCGAGCAAGAGCATCATGTCTTGCGCGAGAATCTTTAGCCCTATGTCAGAGGCAGATTGAAACTTCTCTACGAAGCCGCCCTTCATGATCCCCTCTTCAACCTCAAGACCCCACTTGTAGTAGGTCTTCCCGTCGTCAGTCGTCCAATAGTTAAAGAAAAGTACTCGAACCACGTAGTCCCCATCCTCGAGGGGTACCGGCTTCTTGTTCGACGAAGACCCTCCTGAGCCATCGCCTCCGCTGTTCGGTTTAAAGTCTTCCGGAGCAAAGTTGTTCCAGATGTCTGCTGCTTCTTTTACTGAACCCATTTTGTAATACCTTCCTAGTTAGTGGGTTGGTTTGGCTTGAAACTGGCGTCGAATGCCGCCTCAAGCACCTTGTAATCAAGCTCAAGGAGCTCTGGCATTGGCTTAGCCAGAGAACCTCTGGCGCCGCATTCAATGTGCAGGTCGCCATCCTTAAAGGGAGCCGTCCGGATGTACCTAGACTCGTTCTCCCCTATCTCAACACGCAAGATGAAGTCGACAGCACCGTGCAGTACCTTTCTCGCACTGCCAGGAAGAGCTGACGTGACTGTGACTGAGCCACTCCTCTTGCCGTTGTCGTCGATCTCAATCTCTTTGCGCTCGTGACTGATGAACACGATGGTCATGTCCAGCTTGCGGAGCGTGGCGATTGCGTTCGTCAGCTTGCGTCGAGCCAGCTTGTAGCCCTTGCCGAAGCCAACATCAGACAAGTCTGTCCACTTGTTCTCTGAGCAGACATCGTCCACAAGGAACTCATAGAGGTTGTCCACGGTGTCGACGACTAGGGTCTCCCATTTGTGGTCTTCCTTGAGCAGCGCCTTGATCGCATTACGGAAGTCGGACCAGGAGTTTATCTGTATCTCTGCAGCCTCCATCGCTGCAGTCCCTGGCTCAGTGGCGAGGAAGAGTGCGTTTGTCATCTGGTTGGCGAGCGTTGTCTTGCCCACCTTCGGCTCTCCAAAGAACAGCCAGATGTAGTCTTTGACGTTGGTTAGTGGTTTGTGCTTTTCAGTTGGGATGATTCCCATGTCTTCTCCTTTGTTAACCCAGTTCAGGGTGTGGGTTGTCGATAACCCGGTAAGCGTCTCTCGTTACGTGCTTGCAGCACAGGTCTAGAAAGGCGCACCTTCCGAACCTGCCCACACAGCTCTCAGTGTTGCGAACAGGTAGTCCGCCGTTCTCGGTGTAGAGAATCCTCTTGTGGATCTCCCAAGCCTCCCTTCTCCAGAGGTCCATCTCGACCTCTGTTCTAGTGACGATCTCCTGGAAGTAATAGAACTCAGGCCTCTTGGCGTAGTCCTCTTCCATCCTCTTGATGTAGTCATCTACGGTGTCTCCCTTCCTGCGCTTCATGGTTGGCTTACGCAGGATTCGGTAAATCATCTTCCTGATGTACCTCTTGTTCCTTATGGACGCTGCCTCGAGGTACGCAGATATTTGGAAGTCGACATCAAGCCTGTCTATGTAGCTTGCGTCTACTCGGCTTGCGCTCTTGTACTCCCACACCGCGTCGTGGCTCAGTCCATCCATCATCCCTGAATAGGTGTGGGTCCTCGATGACCTCCCCGTTGCTGGGTTCCTGAAGGGCAGAGAAAACTTAACCTCTGCCTGATCGGGCCAGTCGTCCCACCTCTCAAGCGCTCCGCGAACCATAATCTCAGCGATTCCTGCCGAGACCTGAGCTCGCTCTACGTCTTCACGAAGAATAAGCGCCTTTGAGTTCTCCTCGATGTGGTTGCTCGCCGCCTCTGGACTCTTCCTTTCCAGACCTAGGTGGATTGCTGTCCCCATCTCCAGGTTTGTTCCCTGAATCATGGGGCGGAGCAGTTCTAGGTATTTGAACCTGTGCAGCTGCTCGCACCGGCTGAACGTAACCATTTCTGATTGCGTGATCGCTCTCTTTGTCATACAAACTCTCCCATCTTTCAGCGAGTAAGTGCTCAGCCCCGCAGTACTCGCAGGTAAAGGTTCCATTCAAGCGAATGGACACCGTTGTGTGATCACAAAACTCGCAACAAATCGCCTCTTCCATGGCGGGTCTCCTTCCTAGAGAGCCGCCATGATAATACATAGGTAGAATAATTAGGTCAAATGGTTGTAATACATTAGTAAGGTATGTATGCTCCCTTCTTTGGAGGTGCGAATGAATGGCATGAATCTCAATGGAACAAGGCTCCTTCGTGAGTGGCAAAGCCGCGAAGGAATAAACAGAAAACAGGCCGCTGAAAGGCTTTCGGTAGGCTTGCCAACACTTGACT